GCCCATGGTAGATCATCTGTTGGGACACCTTTTGTTTGGTTTTTATTTATATCATCGGTGTGTATTCCAAATACGCGAACCTTTACACGACATCTTTTTTCTGGATCATCTCTATCTTCAATAACTCCACGGTATATACCATAGAATTTATTATCTGATTGCTGTTGATATGTTTCGAGTTTTCCTTTTAACATTATTGTTTTCCTATATTTTTATTCACAGCTGGAACCAATCTCGTATCATCTGACTCATAATAACCATTTTTAATACATATAAGTTTTTGTTTATATTTAAAATCGCCTGAGTTATCGAAACTATGAATAACAGATTTTATAAGATATTTTCCTATCATATTTTTATTCATCTTGTGGTCTGCATTTATGGATGGCCATTCAATTTCTATCATACCACCTGCATGTCTGTCTTCATGACCTCTCACAGTCATAACCACCAACTGTTGCATACAATACTCTTTAATCCAATTACTGAAATAGATATTATCCATTATTTTCTCATCTACCTCACCTGTAAGCTGTTGTTTTGTTTCTATATACTCCACGTCAGTTGGAAATAGTGATTGCTTTCCAAGTATGGTAAACCTGTTAATCCCATCCTTATATGTGTACTCTCTTTTTAAGAATTTTTTTCTACTTGGATCGAAGCCCAGTAAATTACCACTGACCAGTGACTTTATTGAGTTATGATCTAAATGGTTTATTTTATATGAGAGTATTTTATTTATGTAATAAATGTTCTCTGTGGTGAAAGTATATATCCCCTTAAACCCTTCTGGTTTTGTTAATGTTTTTTGCTGTAACAATTTTTCGAGGGTTGTAAGATTCCATGACTTATCTTTTGTTGAATTATATAAAAGATATCCTGGCTGTTTTGTTTTTAGTTCAGAACATCTATTCATCAACCATTTTATATTTGTTGCCGGTGTGTTATATGATGTACTGTAATATGGTATTTTCTCTTTACAATCATTAACAACATCGTATGTACTAACACCACAATGCTCTTTCATTATTTGTTTAACTATATCTGTATATTTTTCATCCTTAAATGAAAGGCTATGATGTTTTGAATGAAGTAGATGAAAATATCTATCAACAAATACAACCTCTATCATATTTCTTTCAAACATATTACTGCTGGATGATCCGCTAATTTCATTTATTTTATATACGTAAAAATCAAGAACCTTATCTGATTCTTCTCCATAATATACTTTGATTTGTTCTGTACCGTTCATTAGACCAAATTCGAATATACCATGAGTATCTTTGAATATCAGTTTTCCTGTCATACAAAAAGAATATATGTCTTCTATAAAATAGAGTTGTTTTAATTCAGCCAAGTCAATAAGGTATGTGTCAACAGATGTTGTTATTGATATGGAAAATAGTCTTGAGTTTTCTGTTTTAAAATCAGTCATTATAATTCAGATAGATTTCCTATGTCGTTGAATAATATATACAAATATTGTTCTTTTAATACTTTTATTTGTTGACCCTCTTCAATATCTTCAAATGGGTTTATAACATTATTCATCAAACATAAAACCCACCACAAATCTGGCGCACCATAATAACGAAACGATACATTATCCCACCACTCATCAACGATTGCAAGGTGTAGGGTGTAATAATCATCATTATCTTTTATATCATTATCAACAATGAAAGACCTGAATATATTGGTAAATCTAGTACCGTCGGTATCTTTCAGAATGTTGAACATTCTTAGTCTTGATGTTATAGGTAAACTACTACCAGTTAGCTCTATAAATGTTTTATCTTCTTTTATAACCGCCATTATTTCTTAACCCTTGTATTCTCCGTTTGTTCTTACAGGAAAGGTTCCATGTGCATTACTTGAATCCCTTTTACTTGTTTCAGTAACATTTACTCTGTTCCTTCCTGGCCCCCACTGACTCGCAAACAATGGCGATAAGTCAACAAAGGTTATGGAAAGAGTTGCCTGTGTTGGGTATCCATCTCTATATGGCCCCTTAAACACCGGTTGCATACTTGTTACAGCGGCTCTATCAACATTTATAATATTTTTGGTTTGATTATTACCGTCAACTGTTCTTATCTTAAAAATATGTGGGAGTTCTATTTTAATTGTCTGGTCTATATCAACAGCACTGGAATATCTTTGTAACATATCAATAGGTTGATAAACATCCTCATATATTTTTCCCTGATCAGCAAAAATAAAATCAAATATATATGTTCTGTGTTCTGAATCAGTATACATCATCGGTGCATCTACTCTCTGAAAATCATGTATTTTTGCACCTGCAAGCCCAGCTTTTAAGGATGTCGCACCGGAATTTGATAATAAATTATCTATTGATTTATAAACTGCCTTTATTTCCTTTGTTTCATGTTTTAAATGAACAACCTTCTCTAAGAGCCTCGCCCCTATATTCTTATCATCACCCCATCTATGTGATACATTTAAGCCAAACTCGTTTGGTGCTAATAAATAAAACTTCTCACCTGTTTCAAAAACAGATATACCACCCTTCTCACGAACATCAAAATTCTGGTGTTCAATTCTAAGAATTTCAAACTCAAGCCATAAAGTGTCTTTGCCACCATATGTTGATTCTCCACCACCAACTGGATATATTCTCGGCCATCTATTATTCATTAACCCATTCCCCATGATTTATTCATAAGTAAGATACCAAAGTTCTCTATTTCATCTGGTATTGATTCTTTTGAACTACCACCTGATTGACTCTGTTGAACTACATTTGCATTTATTGTGTTACCGAGTTCACCTGTTTGTTGTCCTATGGCATCAGCAACTCTTATGTTTGACTCTTTAATTATATTTTCTAAATTTTTAGAGGTTATTATTTTTTGTTTTTCTATTTCATTTTTCTTCTCGTTGATCTCATTTTTTGTTCTTGTTATGATTTTTGAAGGTGAGTCAATTATTTTTTCAATAGGTCCAATCACTTCACCGGCATGAACATTTACAAGACCTGTAGTTTTAACAAATCCACCAAGAGCGGCCCCATGAGCCTCTTCTTTCTTGTTACTTGAAAAAATACCCATTATAGAACCAAGGATATCTTTATCTTTAATAGCACCCCATAACTCTTTAAATGCATCACCTATGGTGTTGCTGATGTTTGTGAAAAAATCAACTACTGTATTTGTGACACCGGATACCCATTCCGTAACACCAAAATCATCAAGAAAACTTTTCAACCCTTCAAATATAAATTTTAAAAGTTCTATTGGTTTTTCAACAACCCATTTCCACATGAATTTAATATATCCGATCCACATATCAAATGCTTGTCCTAACCACCCCATTAATTTATCACCCGTACCGGTAACTTCAACACCAAATAATCCAAGGAATTTTTCAAACAACCATCCAAGCAATCTTACTGGCATTTCAAGGAATTTCATAACAACGTTTTTTATACCGGCAATTACTTTTGTTCCTACGTCACCCTCTGTTGATTGATATGCTTTAACAAAATCAATAACACTCATGATTACTTGTAATGGCCAGAATATTTTCTTGAATCCTGATATAAAACCTAACCCAAATATCTTTAACGCTGGAACTTTTGCAAGTATACCACCAAATTTTTTAAAGAAGTTTATAAACATTTTAAGAGGTTTGAACATCTTACCAATGAATCCAGAACCCTTAAATGCCTTAACAAACATATCAACACCCTTTTGAATAATAGGGACTCTAGTGGCTAACCATCCAAGGAATCTAAATGGAGCGGTTAATTGACCAATAACAGCACCTATTATGGCCCCTACAGCAAACAGTAGTATACCAAAACCACTTATCTGGTTCTTTTCTTTCATATCATTAAGTTTATCACGAATCTTTTGGGTTGTTATCATTTCAAACATCTTTCCCCACATGGCTTTGCGTCTTTCTGCATCCATACCAAACATTTTCATGAAACCCGTGAATGTGCTTCTTGTTATATCCACTATTGGGTCTATGATATCACTCTTTAACTCACCGAGAATTTCATTAAAATGAGATTTTACGGTGTCGAAACCTTTCTGAATCGCTTCTCCGAAATATCTAAGGAAATCACCACTGAACCACCCTTTCATAAAACCAATAAAATCCCCAAGGACTGTTTTAGTTGGGTCACCTGTTGGTGTTAGGTCTGATCTTGGGGTTATTATAATTGGTTGTACTCCAAGAAATTCTTTTGCATTTACAGGGGCTTCCGGTGGTGGATGGAGAAAACTCATAGCATCTTTTACAACATTATCCTGTACCATATTAACCACAGGGGTTTCCGGTGATGTCATTTCTTGTGTTCTTTTTGTTGGAGTTGATCTACTTGATTTAATACCTTTTATTTGCTCTTTTAATGCCTCTATTTCAAGTTTTTTCTCATCTCTACCAACCAACAGTGCCTTGTTTTTAGATATAAGTTCAGCATCGTCACCAAGTCTAAAACTTGGTTTTCCATGAAGCAACCCAAGCTGGGTTTTAACATCTACCATTTGCTCTTTAATAGATGCTAATTCAGCTTCTTTTGTTTTCAACATCTCTTTTAATAGTTGTTTATCCATTCTCTCCACCAATAAAAAAAGGGTCTAAAGGTTCATAAGTATTTATGCCCTTTAGACCCCTAATGATCCGTTAGTGTAAACTAAGTGGGTTATTATTAAATTAATTTTCGAATTGTTCTTTCTCAGCTTTCAAATCTCTGAGCAACATACCGAGTAACATCTTCCGTTCAAAATCTGGCATATTATTACTATCTAAGATAGATATGTTGGAACCCCTCGCCAATTGATACTGTTCCTGAATAATACTATCCAGAGATGCGTCCGAACACAGTATGTGAATTATGTAAAAAAATTTGATATTGGTATATCAATTTCTTTTACATAATCACAGTGTCTACATGCTTGCTTATACTTGAACACTACTCCAAAATCATTATCTATATACCAGTTTTTCAACTTTGCAAATTCTTCATCTGGTACATTATCCAAAACAAATACAATATCATCAAGAGGAGAGTCCTTGATTTCTTCGCCATTGGCAAGAACAGACTTTACGGATAAAGCCATAGAATATGTAACTGTTTCCATTAACTGTTGCGTATATGTTAGTTCTGGAATTTTCCTAACAAGTTCCTGTGCTTCTTTCTGCATACCCCTTGTTATATGGGAAAGTGTTATTGATATACTGTCATTTAACATTACCAATCCACTGTTATCCTTATCAAATTTTTTCTCTTTTAATTTATCAAGTTTAACAGTTTGTGGGGTATTTGCTTTACAAGCAGGGCATTTTAAAGTAAACGAGTAACTGACCCCCTTTGATTTTATCCTAATATCCAGTAATAATTTGAACCGATCTTGAAGTTTTAATTTATTAATGTCAAACCCCTCTGTTATAACACATCCTTTGATAATATCATCAATGATATCCTCAATAACAAAAGGGTCTTCATTGTTTTCATAAACTAATAACTTTTTCATTTGACCGGTATTTAACGGTCTGAAACGTATCTCTTCTTGTGTACTCGGAAGAACACAAGTAAAATCATATTGATTAATAAGACTTTTAATATCTATCGACATTTTTCCTCCTTACATTTTAATGTTTTGATCTTAAACTTAAACTTCTGTTGAATACTGATATGCAAATGTAGCCTCGAAAGTGGCAACTTCTTTTGTACCATAATCAAATGTGATACCCGAACATGTTTTACACCATGCTTTATGCAATTTATAAACAGCAATTGGATCACCATTACCATCAAGATGTTCCAATGATATAATAGCATTTGCATATGTAGCGGGGTTTCCATGAACATTCGTTTCTGGATCATGTACTAAATTAACCCATTTTCTCAGATTTCTATAAACATCAGATTTGGTGTCAACTTTGAACGTAACGGTGAAATCCTCAAATGTACGAGTTGAACCTAATTTATAGACGTTACCCTGCCAATTGGTTTCTATTTCACCAACTGATGATTGTGGTGCGGATGTTGAGTTTACAAGAAAAGGATAATTCTTTGTATCCCATAAACCTGCCGGTGCATTGTCTATTGTTAGATAATACAGGTATGAACGTGCGAAATCACGATATTTACTTGTCATATTGTCGATATTGAAACTGTCTTTTCCTGGCATTTTTATTTCTCCTTTTTACTTTAAATCTTATTTATGCTACCTGTGATGCTTCCTCAAACTGTGATGCATCTTTTACTGATACAAAATTAAGTACAATAAACTCCGCTGATCGGGTTGGTTGGATGATGATCGAACACCACAACTCATTTCTGGCCTCACGTTCGGAAGTATTATTGCTTTCATCACAGACAACCTTAAATGCACGAATACCTCTTCTTGACTGAACATCTCTAAGGAAAGGCTCAATCATATTTACAAGCTGAGTACGGGTTACCGGATCATTAGGCTCAAATAGGAAGTATTTACTAGATGTGGCAATCGCTTTCTCAAGAATCATGAAAAGTCGTCTAACGTTAACTCGATTAAACCCACTTGGTTTATCGAGTAATGTTTTCTGACCCCAAATAACCTTTCCCTGACCGGCAAAAGGAACAATTGGGTTGATACCATTCTTGTAAAGAATATCTCTATGACCCTGTGTTGGGTTCCAAGCAAGTTTTCTGATACCTGTAAGCACACCTCTGTTAAGACCGGCAGGTGCGAACCATGGCTCGGCAACATCATCGGTATTTGCATACATACCGGCTACATTACCTGACAATGGAATCCAGCGATACTTTTTGGTGTCTTTCTCATATATCTCAGCCCAGTTACCGTATAAAGATGCATATGAAGTGTTCTCATTCAAGTTATCAGATGTAAATGCTCCAAGACCCCGCCGCCAATCTCTCAAGTCCGTTGCCTCATTTCCTCTGTTATTAACACAGAGTTCCATTGGTGGATCGAGAATTGCCATACAGTCCTTTCTGCTTTCTGCGATCTGAATCATATATTGTTTTACCGCAACTGGTTTATCACTATCGATAAGGATATTAACATCTATTTCTTCTGGATTTGCATAGAGGTCAAGGGCTTCCATTATTGTTCCTTCTGTAACAGTAGATGCTGTGAAAGCACCATCTGTCAAGGCTACCCATGATTCTGAATCAAGTGTCCAGTTTTGTTCTGTCTGTGCCGCTGACATAGCAACTCTGATGTAAGCAGATTGTTGATTGATTACGTTTTCTACGAATTTGGAATTGCCTTGGTCATCGATGGCCAACTCTTTTGTAGATACATTATGAACTTCTTTTGTTATCCATGATGCTCCACCCTGTGGCATCTCTTGAACAACTACCAAGAAATCGGTGTCTTCTACTAATGGTGAGTCGATATCAGCGAATACTGGATAAGTTGCCCAAAGTGAATTACCACCGGAAACCATTTCATTCTGTGAGGTTTTTGTAAGAGTAGCAATTCTTACATTGTTACCCCATGCTCCTCTTGATGAAGCGATAACCCAAAGTGCTGTATCTGCTGTAACATCGTCACCGAGGTTGTCTGGATCGGCACTATCAAGATCAGCCAATGTGAGAGGTGTTGAAAATGCTTCCCATGCTGTACCTGCGCTGGTTACTTTTGTTCCAGCAAACGTTGCCGCTACAGGTAAAACTCTTGTAGCATAAAGTGATGATCCATATTTCAGGAATCCTTTAGCGTTCAGCATATCACGATAGCAATCTCTATCGGTGGTTACTTTACCAAAAACTTCTTCTAATTCCAGTTCTCTTGTTAGCAACTGTTTCTTTAATTCTGGGCCTTTGTAAGTGTCTCTTAAAACTATAACACCTATTGATGTAGCGACTCCTTGAATTGTTGTGTCCAATGATATCTCATTGACATCAACTAATGGGCTTAAATAAAATGGCATAATGTTTCTCCTTTTTGTGCCCATATAAGATTCATTATACAGGACTTGAATTTTATTTTTTGTTCAAACTTTATTATCTATGTATACTTGTTCTCTATATTATTTATATAAAAAATATAAAAAATTTTCACTTACATTCTTTTTTTATCATTTCATGATACCCACAACCGTTCTGTTTATGTATACCGTTATGACAGTTTTCACAAAACACAACACAGTTATCAATATCTGCACTTTCAACTGGGTTTATTTCCACACCTGTTATGTGGTGACAGATAAGGTTTGCTTCTTCACCACACTTCTCACATACATGACCATATTTCTCTAAAACCAACTCCTTTAGTGCCGCTTGATCGTTTCTTGATATGTATGTTTTTTCTCCTTTTCGGGATTTTTGTTGACCAAACACAGGACAATTTTGTTTACAATCATCAGAACAGTATAATCTATTCTCACCGATATAATTACCTTTAATTGATTGTATTCTGTTACTAACATCTGTTTTCTTAGGTATAAACCACCCCTCACAATAATCACATTTTACTTCAAGAATGTTATTGTCTTTGGGTGATCGTCTACAATCAACACCATATGGGTTTAATTGATGAGCATATGTTAAATATGTTGGAATATTATCAGTGCAATAACCACCCTGAAAATTTGGATAACCGCCCTTTTCGTATCTTAATTTATGGTTTTTTCCACTCATTTTTTCTATGGTTTTTTTTGAGTGATGTTTTCCATAAAATTTGTGTTCTAATCCAACACATTTACCTTTTCTATTTTTTGATATTATATTTCTTGTTTTTTCACTGTGTTTTTTACCGAAAAACGGGTTTTTAGCACCTATAACAGAGCATTTACTACATATAACAGTGTTTTTTCTTCCTGTAAATATATCACCACACTCTTCACATGTATATATGTATGCTGTTTTCTTATTTATCGCAAAGGTGTTATTTCTTGTTAAATATATGTTATCTATATTATTCCATATAAGTTTCATAATAATACTATACCATATTTATATAAAAAAGTTAAGGACTAAACCCCAGAAATCTGATACCTATCATACATTAAGTTACATGAAGCAATCAAATCTCTTGAACCCTCTCTCTGAGACAGCGTGATCTCACCCAGCATATTGACCCATGCGTTTATAAAATCCACTTTTAAAACCACCAAGCCGTTGTTATCTGTAATTTTCAGTGTAGCATCCACAACGTATTCTTCTCTCGATGCAGAAAATTTATTCTTATTGTTATTTATATTCAGCATCCATTTATATAGTGTAAGCCAGTTTTTAAACTCACTATCAACTGTGAACCTTACAAACCATGGCTCGTATGTCAATGAACCGGCCTCATACTGAGCAACACCACCCTGCCAATATCGAGGGGTTGCTTCCATGGTGAGGGAAGGTATAACAGACTCATAGATATTGATGGTTAATTCTGTAGAACCCTCCATTGTTTCCTCTGTTGGTATCTTTGGAAATATGATCTCATAATTCTGTGGGTTTGCTTTATTTAAATTAACTTTCATTTATTATTCCTCGAACTTCTCATAGAGTTCGTATTTGTAAAGTATTCTTGCTTCCTCATCATATTTAACACCGCTGGTCGGTAAGGTTAATATCTCAACGGCATCATTTCCTATACCGCTTGCTCCCTGTGTTGTGCTGTTACGTAATACCCATGATGTCTCATTGGTGTAAATCTTATTGACAACCTTCTTGACAACACCTTCTGTTTTGAGAGGTTTGAACATAAACCCTTCAACTTTAAATGTCAGTGTCCATTCTAGTACCCTAAAATTGGCCTCGTCAATTTCTACTTGCATCTCAGGTGATGATCCTTCATATATAACTTTCAGATCGAGATTTGCCGCTCCCTCTTCTGAACTATCAATGATATCCAACTCTGGAATTGTTATTCTTATAAATGCTGTCGGGTCAAAGAATGGTAAAATATTTTCGATGATTTGTGTTATGTCAATAACATATTGAGCTGCTATCTTTACTTCAAAACTTATATCATAAGGAACCGGATTTAAAAATCTTGAAATATCATTCTGAGTTCTTCTTGAAGTTATATTCGAGTTTTTGTTAACGGCTCTGTCAGATGCATACTCCAAGCCTGTCATATTTATTCCAATGATAGGGAGAACCTTATCATGGATAATTTCTCCTGTTGCTGTTTCCTTTTCTTGAAAATAATAACCACGGGTTTTTGGCGCAAATTTAACAGGAACAGAAACGTATTTCAGTATTTCACCATCTGTTGCATATCTGGCAATGGTTATATCATTGAAGAGATCAAGAAATTGTATAATAGTTTTTCTTAGTGCATTATAAAAATAGTGGTCTTTCATTATCTACCTTTTATAGTTTTAGAACTTATTGATCATTATAACTTTTTAAAAATATCTGTACCGTTTGAATTTTTTATACCTCTGAACATATATAACGTTGTCTTGTTCAGGAATGGTTTACAATCCTTCTTTGTTAGGCCAGAAATATCTTTTGGTGATATATTTGATAAATCCATGGGTGATGGTTCATTAATATCATTTAGGTATTGCTTGAATTTCATTTGCTAAGTCTTCCATTGTCCTTGGTCATTTCAAGTTTTAGCTTTGCGATCTTTATATTACCCTTTACAGTATCCATCTCAGATCGTATTTTCTTAGTTTCATCATTATCAGCGGCATCACCGAGACTATTTTCAAGTTCTATAAGTTTATCTCTCAGTGCTTGAATTGAATCCTTCATACCAGCCAACTTTTGACTGAATGATTCTTCCTCTGATAAAAAGTTTAATAGTCTCATTTAATTACCTTCCGAACATTTTTTCGTCAATGTCCTGATATTTATCAATCTTATTTGACTCTGTTTCAATAAAATCATTATCCCCATATTCATTCTCTATAAAATCGGATAGAGCATCGCCACCACTTGTAACATGTGTTTCAAATGTGCTTGCATCCATACCGGTGTGTATCTCTCTGTGTGTGTCTGATTGTTCACTAAATCTGAATGGTCTCAAGATGAATTCATAGATAAGTTTCTTGGCTAGGAAGATGTTCTGTTCTTTACCAACATCAACTACTTCATAATTTCTATTATCCCATAGGGTCTTAATAACAAGTCCTGGCCTTGGAACAACCAATACATCAGTTCCAGATGGGGCCAACGCATAATAGGCCGCACTCAAGTCTCTGGTGAATGTAGATTTTGGAATAAAAGCATATTGTAATGTCTCATCACTGGTAATACCAAATGCCTCTGTGATCGATAAACCCTCTGATGGTTCATATATCAGTTTTGTCATTACAGGATCAGATAAATTCTCTGATGCATCCTCACCATATAATGGGTCAAATGTTCTGATTGGTATATAAATTTCAACCGGAAACCCAGAAATATCTGTCATCTCTGTTATTATAGAGTCATACAGTGCATGTTCACAGTTATCTTCTGTGACATCGTACATGCTCCATAGCGGTGTCCCCTTTAATACGTCTTTGCAGTTACAAGCCATTATTAATTATCCCAGTTATTTTTATCTTTAATAAATTCAAGAACAATATCGATTGTTGATTTAGTTTTTAATACTTTGTCAATCCCCTCTGTTCCTGGGGAACCATTGATTTCAACCATATACGGTTTATTATTTTTCTTATCTATTATAATATCAACACCAGACCATGAAAGTCCAGATTCCTTCGTTGCCAATATTGCCATGTTTTTCATTTTGTCTGTTATTTCTACTGATTCTATATCTCCACCGAGAGAATAATTTGATCTGAAATCATCATCCGGTTTTACTCGTTTCATTGCGGCTATGATCTCACCACCAAGAACATGAATTCTTATGTCACCATCACTCTCTATGAAGTCCTGAATTAGCATCTCCTCGTCTTCACTGATATTCCATATTGTCTGTAGTGTCGGTCTTAAATTCTCCACTGAGTCGATTTTGAACACCCCAGCACCCCCATATCCAGATATTGTCTTAATAACAACTGGAAATGTGGTGATTCTATCTATAACAACCTCAAGTTTTTCCTGAGAACTCACTATGCGAGTAATGGGTGTGTCTATTCCAAGTTTTCTGAACATCAACATTGATTTATATTTATCGCTACATAATTCCATAGATTTTCTTGTATTCACACAGAAAAATCCAAGGGTTTCAAGCTGATGTAATAGATTAATACCTGTCTTTGTGTAAAGAACACCACCACGGGCGATGACAACTGTATTATCTGGGTCAATTTTAAACCCTTTCTTATCATCAATATTGTGGATGGTAGCTACTTTATCATCTGATATATACCCATCCTCAGAATATACCAGATATGGGGTCATATCATGCTTTTTGGCAGATTCTTCAAACTTCTCAGCTGATGTTTTTATGGTATTGTCACCACTACGGGATGTTAATATTACAACCTTAACAACCTTACCATTTCCCTCTGTCATATAATTATGTAATCTGCTCATATAATTCCTCACCCAAAAGTTATTCCGTATCCATCATAACATTCCTCATTTCTAAGTGTTAATTCGAGGTCTGCTTTTTCCTCTTTACCTTCACCTATCAATTCTGAACCATCCAAAGCTATACCTTGGCCACCTAATCCTGAAAAACTGGCGAATTTTCTTCTGATCATACCCAATGTTATTTTTGACATTGCCGTAACATAATCAATGATCCAATCTTTGTCCCAAAGAGCGTCTTCAAATTGTTCATCAACTCTATAGGCTCCTGATGTACTTGGAGTATATGTTGGTAAGGTTGCACCCTCTATCATCATAGTCTTTACCAGTACAAATCCTGGGGAATCAACCAATAAACCGTTAGTATCATATAAACAACCACCACTTACAGGTGGTGCTGGGTATATCTCTAACTGGTTTGTGTGTCTATGATATTTCCAGTTATAATCTGTCGTAATGTATCTGTCTAAGGTTTCAAGAAAGTCAAGGGCGATATGATACTCAACCAATGAAAATCCGCTATGAAAAAAACTGTCAAGCATACCGCTCTTGTACATGTAATTCTCGATTGAGAAAAGTGTATTTATACCACCACTGTTACCAACCCCCTTATCATCGTAGCTGATAATATCAGTAACCCCAGGTGGCATATCATATATACTCTGACCACCTCTTAACATTACTGTTAGGAAATGTTCCTGTCGTGCATTACCCACAGCCCATTTTATAAATTTATCCCTTGCATATATTATATGATCATCTATCTGTGTGTCACAAATTTCTACCTTAACCATCGGGTATCCAAGTCTGTGTTTAACCCGCTCTCTGAGTTCTTGTCTTGTTATAGCCATAGTTTATTATCCCTTTATAAATTCTTTTATTTTATTTAGACATTTTTCTTTGACATAATTACCCTTAACCACTAATAATATTACCTGTTTCCTTACATTGTTGTTTTTAATTTTATCATGTTGTTTGGCATATATAGATGAGTGTCAATATCTTTCGTTAAACTCAATTGCTTTTCTTAACTCTGGAAGCCATACATCCAGTTCGAGGTTTCGACCTGTTTCTGGGTTAATAGACCTTAGCAATATCCCGTTGTCTAGGTGCGACCATCTCTATTATGAATTTATGAAACCTCATCTATTATCCTTTTAAATAAAATTATTCAATAGTATTTATATAAAATATTATTATTCTCTCATCCAAGACCAATCAACTTCTTCTTCTTCCGTATCCACATCACTTAGAATCCCCCATCCCTCATCCTCTGCTTCCTCTCTTCTAAATTCAAACTTCTCATCGAGGACATCCATACAGAAAATATATAGTGCCCAATACAAAGCAGATACTAAATCATCATCCTGTCCACCACCTGTGAATTTATTATTCCCTTTGTCAATAAATGATGATAACTGTTTGATCGTTTTGTAATCTATAACTTTAAGGGATTTCCCCTCGATTACTTTTTTCATGAATAGAACAGCAATTGGTTTTGTTGCTTTTGTTGCTCTTATACCGAGGTCTTTTGCTTTTGTACCAGTACAAACCAGATATTCATTTTCATACTCCCACCATATTCGATTTACAACCGGAGCACCCTCACCATTATTCTCAATCATTAAATAGGCTTTATTATAGTAATAACATGTCCTATTTACTATCTCAGAGAAACGGTACACGTCTGTCATGTTGTCCTCATATACAGCAACCTGTTGAACTTTAAGAGGGTCGATACTCACTATCTTCAATACTTGCATCGTACTGTAATGCTCACCAGTACCCTTTGCAACGTCCACCCCAATGACATATATGGAACCATCTTTTGGTTTTTCGTATACTCTGAATTTATTATTAAGGTCTAATAATTTTGGATCATATATTCTTTGATTTAAAATGCGCTCAATTGTGGGTGGGTCAAGAACTGTGGAACTACTACCAACGAACTTACAGGAGAATTCTTGTGCAAATTTGATCTGTCCAAGATTGGCAAGCTGCTCAGCGGCCCATTTTTCATCTCTTCCAGGAACCCTTGTCCAATCAGCGAAGTAAGGAACAAATGTATTTTGTTTTTTCTCGGCTTTTGAGTATAGTTCATGGAATTTATTATACATACCATTTGGTGTACTAATGATAATAATCTTCGCAGTTTTTGAAGCTGAAATGGTAGGATAGTTACTCGCCCAGAATTCATCCGCTTTCCATTGCGGGTCAACGAAAGCTAACTCATCACATATAACGAGTGACATTGGCTCGCCACGGAAAGAATCTTTACTTGTGGCGCTGATTCTTATTTTTGTTTTATTTTCAAATTTTACAGATGTCTCGGCCCATGCTATAACCCCAGGTTTTAGCCATCCTGGCAACAATTCATACATCTCTTTAAGACGTGCCAAGAATGATTTTGCGCTATCTTCTTTATTTGAAACGATACCTATATTTTTGTTATCATTAAAAATAGCAAACCATAACGCATATGCCGCAACTACAGTGGTCTTACCTGACTGTCTACAGAGTAGTCCGATGTTAAAACGGTACTTTTCATAATTCTCAAGTAACTCCTTTTGATAGTCATAGGGGTTAAATAAAATAATGCCTTGATCTTCATTATATATTTTGACGTAATTACTCACAAAATACAAACAAGACTTCTTACACCTGATCAATTCTTTTATCTGATCAGGTGTATATTCATACTGAACACCAAGTTTTTTTACTCTCCTTTCATTTTCAAATTCAAGTTCTGGCATTTATAATCCTACGAATTTATTTATTTTATTTAGACATTTTTCTTTGCCATATAACCATTCACAATCGTATATTATCATTAAATCAATACCCTTTTCTTCACATTGTTGTTTCTTTATTTTGTCTTTTCTTTTAGTATAGTATGATGAGTGCCAATAAACACCATTAAACTCAATTGCTTTTCTTAACTCTGGAAGCCAAATATCCAACTCAAGACCACATCCTGTTTCTGGATTGACTATTTGTGTTCTATCGTTAGCAATCAAACCCCCATCATATATTTGTTTAACTATTTCAAATACTTCTTTTTCTGGTATTGATGATGTTGTTTCTGCATAACAAATAGGGCATCTATTACCGTTATACCATCTTTGATATGCTGTCATATACTTATGTCCAATAGGACATTGAACTTTTAATTTTGAATGATTATTCTTATACTTACAGCTAAGTAAATAATAACCTTCCTTTTCAAATTGTTCCTTTATATACTCATGTTTCATTCTTGTATTATCAATACTACATTCTTTACATCTCTGACCTCTTTGAAAACAGTCCCATCTCATTTTAAATATGTGATTATTCTTACATTGAATTCTTAAATGTTTTTTATTGCCTTTATATTCTTTACTTAAAAGTTTACATCCAGAATATTCTATATGCTCTTTGATAAATTCATATGTATGTTTTGGTGTTCCATAACAAACAGAACATCTTTGTCCATGTTTAAATGAATTAAAACCCATTTCAAAAATATGTTGTTTTGGGCATTTAATTTTTAATTTTGAATGTGTATCTTTATAATCTTCGCTTAAAAGTATATATCCTTCTTTTGTTATATGTTTCTTTATAAAATTATATGTAAATTTTCTATTTTTAGCACATAAAGGACATCTATTACCGGCTTGAAAATCATTATAAGTTGCCCTATATTCATGACCATCAGGACATCTAATTTTTAATTTTGAATGATTATTAATATATTCCGATGATAATAGTATATAACCATCACAATTTTCGATCATTCTTTTCACATGATTACATGTTAGTTTTTTTGGCATTTATAATCCTACTTTAAGAACCATGTCTGTGATCGGGCCTCTTGATTTATTACCTTTCAAGGTTATATGACCATAGTGTTCTTGACCTTTACATAATTTAACAGTCCAGTTAAGAGCGTTATTCATTTCATTGAGAAACATAGCATCGACCTGTGACGTATCCCCGATGCAACAAACCTTAACATTACCGCACATTCTTGTCAGAAGTGCTCTCATTTCTTGTCGAGAAATGTTCTGTGTCTCATCGATGATTACAAATGCATCTTCAATGTTCATACCCCTGATAAATGTCAGAGGAAGAATCTCGATGTAATGTGGATTAATAACCCCATTAGCATCCATAATTCTCTCGCTCAATTTTCTGACACCACTGAGTTTTTGAATTAATGATACCATATATCTGGTGTATGGTTCTATCTTATCCTCAAGACTTCCTGGAAGGAAACCCAACCCCTGTCCAATATTTACTATATTTTTAAAGATGTATATCTTCTCATATTTCTTTTTCTCGAATGTCTGTTCCAATGCCGTGGCCAGTGATATATATGAATTATGGGTGACGATAAAATCATCTGTGATATACATATGGTCATCTGAATCAACCGTGATACATTGTGCTTCTTTATTACCAATATATTTTATTTCTTTTATTCCCCTTGATGGTGGATATTTCTTATAACCATTATATATATTAACCTTTCTTTTTAAGAAAAATGGGTTAATATCAGATGGTAATGTTATTCTAACAGTATAGCTTTCCTTACCTTGTTTTTTCATCCCATTATAGATATAATATGGTGTTTTTTTATTAAAATATGCCCTACCTCCAAGCGATCTCACCAAAAAAATAACACCATCTCTTAATTTTGATGAAGAAGTATGATATTCAACTCTGTTATCTTTAAGAATACCACTATCTGTATCCATCAATCCTCTGAGTATTTGTACCCTATCATCTATAGATGAATATAAATAATCAACTGGTATAAATTTTTCATGTGATTTCAGTTTAAATAATTTTAATTCATATAGTATTTTGTTAATAATATTTGTAAAAATATCTTTTTTACCACCAATTTTTCTATCAAGCATGTTAATATGATATTGGTGTTTACATATATGTTTGATATATAACCCATCTGGTAATATATCACTACAATGATCTATTATTTCTTTATCTACTGTTGTTATACTTACATTACTTGTTGTCATTCCACCATCACCCAATAAAACCCCCATCAAGTATGGTTTTATTGGTAATGGTTTTTTTTGGAATTTTATTGGTGATACTGTCGGTATAAACCAATTCAATCTTTTTCGTTTTTCATTATATAGATTATCTTTTATATCTCTTAATTTTTTTACTTGGTATTTATGATATTCTTTTCTAACAAACCATAAATGATCATCACAACATTCTGTACTACTATTATCATTAAATAATACTCTATATATTTCCTTTTCTCCTTGTGGGTGTATTGTTAAAACCTTTGTCGGTTCTCCTTGTGAATTTATAACCATATCACCAACTTGTAAATCACCCATTTTTTTCCATCCATTAGGTGTTAATATTTTGGCATCTAATGGTTGTGCTTTACCAAGACCGGCCCTTGACTGAATCGTAACGAGGTTAATTTCATCATTTTTCATCAGATCAATAGCGGCATTTTGGTAATAACTTTTAGGTGTTATCTTCCATGGTGCATGATCAGGTACAGTGTGTACTTCTTTTACTCCATTAAACATCAACCTTCCATCTTGCCAGTAGAAACAGTTCGGAAAAAACTTTTCACCCTCATCAACGTTTACAAAGCCATCACATTGTTGACTCTCGGATTCATATGGTTTTGAATCTTTGAATTCCTGTGGATTGATACCCTCGGCCTCTGCTTTTATCTGTAGCATGATATCATTTGTTAAGAATATTGTATTCTCATCGCCTAAATTAAGTTCAAGTTCGGCATCACGAATTTCATCCAGTATTTTATTATCCGGTGTTTTCTTTTCTCTATTACCTATAAATTTGATATGATCTTTATACTCTTTTAATTGTTCAAATGCCTCATACACCATTGGTCTGAGTTTTGTATTCATTTTAAGACAGTCTAATTCCTCCAAAACCGTATATGGTATGAATATATTATTTGCTTCACCGCCATCGTTTCCGTTCATAATTGTCTTTATAGCGTCCTTACTTGAAATTATTACGTTGGTGTCTAATACGAAGTTTTTGATAGCCACTTATATCTCCTTGTTATGATTAGTAAAACAAAAATAATTCTCTATAATTAAAAATAATTCTTTTTTCTGGTTTACAAACTGTATTTTATATGTTATAATGTAAACATTGGAAAACGGAACTATATTATAATTAAGTAAATGATTAAATAGAATACATGTTATCAGTGAAAAAAATCATATAATAATTCCTACTAGAAAAAGTTAATAATAAACTACTTAATAGAATTCTTAAATACTAAATTTATAATAACTAATAAACTACTTAATAGAATTCTTAAATACTAAATTTATAATAACTAATAAACTACTTAATAGAATTCTTAAATACTAAATTTATAATAACTAAGTATAAGACAGAAAATCTATTATAAACAATTCTATTATTAATCCAATCACCTCCTATTAAATAAACATTATACTAATTAAGTTAATTTCTTTACAGGAAAAAGTTCAGCTTCTTCATCCTTAGAAGTATTAATAAAACTTAATAAACTCTCTCTATCAGTAAATATTAAATTGTTCTGTGTTAAATTTTTTACATCACCGGTTTCATCAGGATTACCTGTAGCTGTTTTGATTGTTCTCTTTAAATCAAGTTCCTTTTCTTTTCTTTCCAAATCCCTTGATTTCTGGTCTAATACTTGTTGATTATATCCCATACCCGAAATGGAAGCCGCCGCCGCTGTTACAGCTGTGATTAATTGACCTGCAACCTCAAAAGTTCTGTTAGAAGATTTTCCTTTTGTCACATTTGTTTCTATAATATCAAGTAATCTATTTGCTCTTTCTATATTTTGGTGGATTATATCATCGGGGTCTGAATTATCTTTAAGGAGAATATCTAATTCCTTTCTCATGGATTCGATTTCTCTTTTTTGGAATTCTTCTTCTGTGAGTGCTTCTTTTGGTAGGGTATCAAATAGCTCATCTAAAGCTGATAGATTAAGTTCTGGATCGGTCTTGTCTTCTGCGTATTTATTATCATTTTCAGTCATAATTCTCCTTGAACATCTTATAATAACAGTATATCTAATATTTGTCTTACACTATTATTTATATTATTAATTTACTTTATACGAAGAATGTGGTATAATAATTATAAAATATCTATTATATAGGAGAAATGTGTTAATTTGTAAAAAAATATTTGAGAAAATATTAGATATTTGGTGTATTAAAACCAAGTGTCCATCTGGGGTTGTTGCCTATACTTGTAGGTTTTGTAATGGCAGTTATACGTGGATTTATGAGGATTTCAAGCACAAAGATGATTGTGTTGTTTCTATGATTAAAAAGTATCAAGGTTTACAAACCGATTAAATTATGATATTTTAAGTTTAACTATATTACATAGAGGAAAATTATGGAATTAACAGACCCAACAATTGTGGGTTTATTGGAAAAAATAAAAAGTATTTTGGTGTCTTGAAAAAAAGCTACAGAAAGCAAACGATACTCTTTCTGAACTTAGTGATATAAACGGTATGGTTTCCATAAAGATTATTATATTTGCACAAAATGTGGTGTGAGAGAATTGTTAAAATAAAAAACAAGGAGATAGTAAAATGTCAAGAGCAAAAGTATATTCTGATGTCATAAAACACAGTATGAAAAAAACAACAATTGGTTGTGGCAGACTTTCCCGTAGACCAACAAGCAAAAATGCACCACATACCAGACATGCAAAGAAGTACAGAGGGCAAGGGAAATAATATACTAGTATGAAGAAATCAGATATTATTAATCATCTATCAAAAAGTGTGGGTAT